CCCCCCCGGGGTCTTGGGTTGTTGGAGCAATAAACCCCGCCGCCATTACCGCTGCAAACCAAATTGATATTGATTGCCCAACGGTGAATATCAAGGGCAACGTCAACATCATGGGCGCGATTACCACCGCAGACAACGGCAATACCAAAGGCAACATCAGCATCAGTGGTGAGGTGGAAGTAAAAGGTTCAGTTACCGCCAAAGGCGATGTGAAAGCGGGTTCAATCAGCTTACAGAACCATACTCACCAAGAACAAGGCGACGGCAATTTAACATCGAAGGCAAAATAATGAACAGATTTACCGGTGAAAAAATTACAGACGAAACCGCACATATCAAACAATCCATTGCGGACATACTGCTCACACCTATCGGCTCGCGCATTCAACGCCGCGACTATGGCAGCCGTATTCCGGAACTGATAGATCGCCCTATGAACCACGCTTTATTGCTACAACTTGCTGCTGCCTCTGTCATGGCATTAACCAAGTGGGAACCGCGCATTCAAATAAGCAAATTTCAGCCACGCATCAGCGAAAACGGCATTGTCTGCACCATCGTGGCGCGCAAACGAAATAACAATCAAAACGTGAATTTTGATGATTTATTCTTAGGTGGAAAACAATGAGTGAATTAGTGGATCTCTCCAAACTAGAACCGCCCAAAGTTTTAGAAGATTTAGATTTTGAAACTTTGCTTGCCGAACGTAAAACAGCGTTTATTAATCTCTTTAATGAAGATGAACGTCCATTTTGGCAGGCTAGACTTGCCTTGGAAAGTGAACCCATCACCAAACTGCTGCAGGAAGTGGTTTACCTGCAATTATTGGAGCGTAATCGCATTAACAATGCTGCTCAAGCCACTATGTTGGCATACGCCACCGGCACGGATTTAGACGTTATCGCTGCCAATTACAACGTGCAACGCCAACTAATCCAAGCTGCAGATAACACCAAAACGCCCAAAGTGCCGGCAATTTATGAAGATGACACCGCATTGCGAGTTCGAACCCAATTAGCATTTGAAGGGTTGTCTGTGGCGGGTCCGCGCAGTGCCTATGTATTCCATGCACTATCCGCTCATCCTGAAGTGTCGGATGTGTCTGTGGTATCGCCACAACCTGCGCATGTTACTGTCACCATATTAAGCCGCATCGGGCAAGGCAGCGCATCTGAAACCGTTTTACAAGCCGTACGTGAACGATTAAATGATGACAACATCCGCCCAATCGGTGATCGTGTTACCGTGCAAAGTGCGACTATCCATAATTACACCATCCACGCCAAACTGCATTTATACCGCGGACCGGAATACGAACCCATCAAAGCGGAAGCATTGAAAAAACTCACGGCATACACTGAAGAAAAACGCCGATTAGGGCGAGACATCAGCTTATCAGGCATCTATGCCGCCTTGCATCTGGAAGGCGTGCAACGTGTGGAACTACTTGCTCCAACAGACGACATCGTATTGCCGAATAACAAATCTGCCTATTGCACAAACATTCAAGTTGAGGTGGTAACAAGCGATGATTTCTAGTCACTTATTACCGTTGGGTTCAACCCCGTTAGAAAAGCGTGCGGCGGAAATCCTGAAAAGTGCGGTGGAAAATCCGGTCATTATTGCGGATTTAATCAACCCGGAACGTTGCCCACCGCAATTACTTGCTTACTTGGCGTGGGCGTTTTCCGTTGACAAATGGGACGAGAATTGGACAGACGAAGTCAAACGCATTGCCATTAAACAGGCTTTCTTCGTACATAAACACAAAGGCACTATCGCAGCAGTAAGACGAGTTGTAGAACCAATCGGTTATCTGGTGGAATTAAAAGAGTGGTTTGCCATGCAACCGGAAGGTAAAGCAGGCACATTCAGTATCACGGTTGAAGTGTCGGAAACAGGGCTAAATGAACAAACTTACAACGAACTTGTGCGCTTAATTAACGATGTGAAACCTGTTTCACGTCATTTAATACAACTTGCTATCGCCATTTCACCCACAGGATCACTAAATATCTTCACAGGACAACAAACAGGCGAAATCATCACGGTAAACCCCAATTAGGAACAGTTATGGCTAAATATATTTCTATTCTCACCGATTACGGCACACAAGCCCTTGCTAAAGCCTTAGCGAATAATCAACCGTTGCGCTTGGTACAGTTTGCAGTGGGTGATGGCAATGGACAAGAGGTCACACCAACGGCAAATCGCACCGCCTTAGTCAACGAAAAACACCGCGCCAATGTCAGTGCTGTGTCCCTCGACCCACGTAACAACAAACAAATCATTGTGGAACTCACCATTCCTGAAAATGTCGGTGGTTTCTTCGTGCGAGAAATGGGCGTGTTTGATGAACAAAACAAGCTCATTGCCTACGCTAATACCCCGGAAAGCTATAAACCGACTTTAGAAAGCGGTAGCGGCAAAATTCAAGTATTGCGCATGGTACTAATGGTTAGCTCATCTAATGCTGTTACATTAAGCGTTGACAACAGTGTGATTTTCGTCACACGAGGACAACTTACCCCACACACGATTACTGCAACTAGCGCCAACAGTTTTGACCAAAACGGACACAGTCATGCCATTGACAAAGCAAGTACAACAAATGCGGGTATTGTACAACTAACGGATGATACGGGACTTGATAGCGACAAACTAGGATTAACCGCTAGAGCCGGTAAGAAATTGGCTCAGTGGATAGCAAGTTTACAACTTGCGCTGAATAACTATATCCCTCTTAACAAACGCTCATCAGCAGTAAACAGCAATAGCAATGAAAATGTGGCAACATCAGCTGCAGTTAAAACCGCTTACGATAAGGCCGTGAATGCTGAAAATCTTGCCAATACAAAATGGACAGCAAAACCGGCAACAGAAACCGAGCCTGGTATTTTACCTGTATCCCACAAAACAGATGGCACAGATAAAAACAAAGTTGCGTCTGAATATGCTGTCGGTGAGGCTGCTAAAAAAGGCTTGCCACTAGGGTCTATTGTTTCATTCCCTCGTGCCATTGTAAATCCTGCTGGTTTTTTAAAAGCAGATGGCTCAACTTTTAGCCAACAAGTATTTCCTGATTTATATCGGGCTTTGGGTAATAGCAATAAATTACCTGATCTCACTCGTAGTGATGTTGGGATGACCGCTTATTTTGCGGTAGATGAAGTTCCAAACGGATGGATTGCATTTGATGACATATCCACCCAAGTCACACAGCAACGCTATCCAGAGCTATATCGCTACTTAATTAGCAAATTCGGCTCAATTAATAGCGTGCCAAAAGCGGCTGATAGATTTATTCGCAATGCCGGCAATGGGTTGCAAGTGGGGCAAATTCAAGAAGACGAATTAAAGAGACACACGCATAAAATATTTTCGCACTGGCCTGAACATCCTTCGACCGGGTTAATAGGATATACAAACGAAAACGATCGACTTGATGCTGGCCTGACATCAACAATAAGCGACGACAACTGGAAAGATAACGGTTGGATTACACCGCGCTTAGATAGCAAGATGGCCACCGGCGGAAATGAAACTCGTCCAAAATCACTTATATTAAAACTCTGCATCAAAGCAATTAATAGCTTTGACGATGTGCAATTTTGGATTAAATCGCACGGTGATGTTGTCAATATCGGTGCATTAGATGCGGGACGTTTAGCGCAAGGGTTGCAAGATAAAGCAGACCGCAATCACCAGCACACAGCTAGTCAGATTACGGATTTTGTTCAAGCCACAAATCAAGTTATTGTTGCCGCTTTTACATATCAAAAAATCGGCGATTTCGAAGTGCGAAAATATCCCGATGGGACAATGATTCAAACATATCGTTTTACCCCGCCAAATAGTCGCGTTGGCGCGCAAGATAAAAAATTTACATTTAATTGGGCGGTGGCGTTTACTGAAAAGCCAAAAGTATGGATACAGCACAATAACAACGAACAAAATGGGTATGGATCATTAGATATGGTTATGAATACAGTCGAAAAAGAATGTTCAAATTCGAAAATGACATTTTGGGCGTGGGAATGGTATTACAACAACAATCTGATTAGTTTTGATTTTTTTGCAATCGGGAGATGGAAATAATGACAATCTATTATAAAGACGGCTTTTTTGATGATACTGACGGCGGTTTTGTGCCGGATGGCGCGGTAGGAATTACGCAAGATAAATACATTGAGCTGCTTAATGGGCAATCCGACGGCAAGCAAATCATCGCAGACAAAACAGGCTACCCTGTATTGATTGCCCCACAACCGAGCGCCGCGCACGAGCTAAATCTTGACACATTGCAATGGGAAATTTCATCCGAAAGAATGACCGCACTTTTGCAGGATCAACGCGAAACCATCCGCGCCAAAATCAATCAACTGCGCGATGAGAAAACTGCAGGCGGCGTGTATGTGGCAAACATTGGTAAGTGGTTTGATTCCGATGACAAAGCTCGTGCCAATGTGATTGAGCTGAAAGCAGCCTTTGATGTGTTGGGGGATGAAGTCGTGCCATGGACGACCTATGAAAATGATGTCGTTATGATGGATCACGAAAAAATGAAGGCGCTTTTCAAAGAATTGAAAGATTCCAAGTTGCACAATCACCAAACTGCGACACAACACAAACTGGCACTGGAGCAGTCCACAGATCCATTAAACTATGATTATTCAACCGGGTGGAGTAAAACCTATGCAGACCAAGAAAATTAAAACATGGGGCTATCATGTATTAATAGCAATTGACCAACTATTTAATGCAATCACAGGCGGTGGAGCAGATGAAACATTGTCTAGTCGTACCTATCGCCGTGCCGTGTTGCATCTCAAACCGAAAAAGCGTTGGCGTGTGTTGCATAAAATTATCAATGGATTATTTTTTGATAAAAACCACTGCCGCACGGCATGGGAAAGCGAAATCAACCGCAAACAATATCCTGCCGACTTTCAATAATCATCAAAAGTGCGGGCGATTTTTACCGCCCCTTGTTGCACTCATTCTCACAATATCACACCCCCCCCAA